ATGCGGTGTGCTACGATGCGGCGCGGCGCACGCTGATCATCTATGACGAGCTGACCCGCCGCCGCACCCCCAACCGGGAAACCGCCCGCCTGCTGCTGGACCGCGGACTGGACCGCACGGCGCTGCTGACCGCCGATGCCGCGGAACCCAAAAGCTGTGCGGACTACCGCGCGGCGGGCCTGCCGTGCCGGGCGGCAGTCAAAGGTCCCGGCAGTGTGGCCGCCGGGATGAAGTGGCTGCAAAGCCTGAACGCCATCATCATTGACCCCATGCGCTGCCCCGAAACTGCAGCCGAGTTTACCGGCTATGAATACCTGCGGGATGCGCGAACCGGGGAGGTGACCAACGCCTGGCCGGACGCCGACAACCACCACATTGACGCGGTGCGCTATGCGCTGGAAAGCGTGTGGCGGCGGCGCGGCAGCTGAACCCACAAACAGGAAAGAAGGAATGGATTGAAAAGTTACTTGGAACAGGCATTCGGCCGGGGAGATGTGACCTCGGCCCGGATGCAGGCGGCCATCCGGGAATGGCTGAACCTTTATTACGGCACCCAGTCCCCCGGCGAGGACGCCGCCGACCGGCTGGCGGTGCTGGTGGTCAGCAAGCTGTGCCGCACCGTGTTTGCGGAGTATGAAAGCAGGACCACCGAAGCCCTGATCCCCAGTTTGCAGGCGCTGGATGCCGTGCGGGTGCAGGCCATGCAGTACGCACTGGTTGGCGGTGAATGCCTGCTGAAACCGGTGCTGCATGGCCGCGGGTTTGACTTTGTGCCCATCCGGCGGGACTGTTATGCACCCCTTGGCCGCGATGCCCACGGCGCTTTGACCGGCGTGGGCACCATGGAGGTGCTGCGCCACGATGGCCGCGGCTACCTGCTGCTGGAGCGCCGCACCGCCGGGGTGGACGGTCTGACCATCGAGACCCGCTTGTTTGAGCTGGCGGGTGAGGCGTTAGGCCGGGAGGTGCCGCTGGCGACGCTGCCCGCCACCGCCCAGCTGCAGCCAAGTTTGCTGCTGCCGGGGGTGCGGGGCGTTGGTCTGGCTGCACTGCGCACCCCGCTGCTGAACTGTGTGGATGGCGGCCCCGACGCCGTGGCGGTATATGCCCCTGCCGCCGGCTTGATGCACAGCGCCGCTCGGCTGGAATACCAG